CCAATCCCAATACGCCATGGTCTACGGGTTCACTTTAGTTGCGAAACAGGTTGTAAACCAGTGCTTAACAAGCTAAAACATAAAGGCAATACTTTTTTGTATTGGGATGAAGTTTGTGGCTACGAAGAACTAAAGGACAGACCATGATTGGTGATGATGATTTAAGGGATTGCTTTGCGATGTTTGCTATGAATGGAATCATTGCTAGGGGTGGATTGCATCCCGAACTTATGCCCGAAGAAGCAATGGCTAGAAGAGCATACGAAGTTGCTGACGCTATGCTTGAAGCACGTAATAAAAAAGAACCTGAAGTTGGGATTGTTGCAGTCAAATCAAGGAGAAGAAAATGAAATATGCGGTTGGAATGTTACTTGGTGCAGTGATTATTGCTAGCATGGTTGCGTCTAAAGACATCTGCGCTCAAGTCGGTCCGTGTGAGATTATTACCATCGTCAAGGATGGCAAGATAACTAATTGCACAGTATGCGGCACGGTTATAAATTGCTTTTAGAAGTGCTTGATGAAGCGCTTAGACTACTACCACCAACTGTACCGTCATTTACCAAGCTAAAAACATATGAATCAGTACCGAATCTACGACGAAAACCAAGAGCTGATGCGCATGGTCTCAAGACAAGAAGAAGCACGCCAAATAGTAACGGAGCGCAGTGGTTGGACATTCAAGCTCTTCCGCTCGCCAAAGAAGACGATTGATTTAACTGTATTTGAGGAAGCTCCATTTTGATACTAACATTGCTTAATATGCTTATCCTGTTGTTGGCTACCTTTGCGGTGCTAATATTTGCGGTGATGTTTAGCTTCTTCTTATTTATTATGTTTGCATGTGTGTACATTGGGTGGATGGAGATAAAGTCCATGTCGATCCCTCAGATTTGGAACAGGATTAACAAATGAACAAAAACCAAGAAACCATGTATTTTTGGTTTGAAAAACAATTAGTAGGTGGAAAAGTATTAAATAATTTTGAATGCGATGGTAAACCAAACATCAAAATTGTTTATGACATTAAGAAAAAAAGAATTAAAAGTATTGAATATCAAGACGGCGGCAAATTAATAAAAGATTTAGGACATGATTACAAAGAGGAAAATTAAATGTTAGAAAACGTAGAAGCAGTAGAAGTAAAGAAGCCAAAATTATTTGTAGCTACACCGATGTACGGTGGGCTATGTACAGGTGGTTACACCATGGGTATTCTTAACTGTGTGCAGACATTTGCACCCCGCAATATCCAAATGTATTACTCATACATGATGAACGAGTCTTTGATTACCCGTGCCCGTAACGGTATGGCTTATGACTTTATGCAGTCAGACGCTACGCACCTGATGTTTATTGATGCGGACATTAGCTTTGACCCGAAAGACATCGTGCGTATGATTGATGCAGACAAAGACATTATCTGCGGACTGTACCCAAAGAAAGAGATCAACTGGCAGTTAGTACACAATGCAGTGCAAAAAGGTGTGGACTACAAAGATCTGCCTAACTACACAGGCTCGTTCGTAGTGAACTTAGTAGGGGGCGCAACTGAATCTACAGGCAACATCAACGAGCCGATGGAGATTGACAACGGCGGTACAGGGTTCATGCTGATTAAGCGTGAGGTATTTGATAAGCTAAAGCCAACTGTGCCAACATACACCAACGACATGATTTTGATTGTGGACAAAAACCCAGTCAAGAAGATCATCCATGAGTACTTTGCTACCAGCATTGACGAAGTATCCAACCGACTACTTTCAGAAGACTACCACTTTTGCAAGATTGCACGGGAAGCTGGTTTTAAAGTCTATGCCGCACCTTGGGCGAACCTAACCCATAGCGGAACGTACAACTTCAGCGGCACTTTGCCAAGGGGTTAAGATGACATTTTTAGTAGCTAACATACCCCCAGTTAAATGTTTTGTGCGTAAAGAGTTCCTTTACAACCATGAGAAGGGACATGGGGAACTAGAGCCGTGCGTGTGGATGACTGCAAAGGCCATTAAAGGTCAAGCGTTCCGCATTGAGTCTATGCTAACTAATTACGGTGCGCTGTATGACAAGTTACCCATTAGTGCATACGTGTGGAAAGAAGTAGCCGAACCATTGCCGTTAGACCATTTACAGATATGGGATTGTTTGTCTTATGACATGGCGGTGATTGAGAAGTCCAACCTACGCGGACTCAAGGTTAAGTACTTTGGCAAGGACAAGCAGTTCCACTTTGGCAATTACCTTTTTACCATTGACTTTGCCGATCCTGACAGTAATCGTTTGGATACAACCTTTAGTGAAGGGGTTCAGGAGCATAAGTCGTACAACTTTATTAAGCTGGATAACGGGCAGTTTGCTTGCCAACCCAACAACCGTTGCCTTTGGTATGACGTGTCGTTAGTACCTGCTGTATTAAAAATAGCTGATTTTAAAATACCTACTGAAGTGTATAGCGTTGAGAACCACGCTAAGTGGAGTGCCAAGGATGAATGGTTTTATGGATTTGAGGAGATTAAAAATGATACCTAACTGCGAATTAGTAAAAGTAGACGGCACACAGTTTCTTGTGTTCAAAGGGCAAGACTTAATATCAAACCACTTGAAGAAAGAACTGTACGAGAACGACATCCACCAGCTTGCGTTAAAGATGCTTATCAACGAGCCAAGCGGTACGGTGCTGGACATTGGCGCAAATCTAGGTACGTTTTGTGTACCTCTTGCACGGAAGATTCCTAAGCTAACGTTTCATGCCTTTGAGCCACAGCGCATCATTAGTTACCAACTGTGCGCCAATGTGGTTATCAATAGCCTAGAAAATGTGTACATATATGAACTAGCGTTGTCTAACAAAAATGCTTCGATTGATTTTGCAATGCCTGACTATACGGCAGAAACAAATATCGGTGCGTTTAGTATTGACAAAGAAGTTCGTGAGAATGAATACGAGTGCAGTACCGTAAGCACAACTGATCGGATTGATTTAGCCCCGTTAGATTTTCTTACCCTTGACAACATCAAACTAATCAAGATTGACGTAGAAGGTCACGAGTTAGAAGTATTACAGGGGGGCATCGAAACAATCAAGGCAAACAATTATCCACCCATTATTTTTGAAGCGTGGACATGGAAGCCTTGGTATCAGGAAAAGCGCACTGCTTTGTTTGAGTACCTGCAAGGTCACGGCTACGAAATTACAGAGCTAGGACAGAACAACTTAGCGCAGCATCCTGAGCATAAGGAGGCAAAATGAGCGAGCCAATCCCTTTTGCTGGTTGGGTAGACGTAGATGACAACATCCAAGAAACCCTGCGATTATTGACTGGAACAGACCCCGAAAACATGCCAAAATACATAGTATTAGGCGATGGCGCCGTGTATTTTTACCGTAAAGAGGAGCAACGATATGCCTTATGTGAACAAACCCCGCCCATACAAGAAGGAATACCAGCAACAGAAAGCCCGAGGGGAACAAGAAACGAGGAACGCTCGTGATCGTGCTAGATATGCAGTCGATAAAACAGGCGTTGATAAAAATGGTAATGGTAAAGCCGATGCTCGTGAGGGTAAAGACCTTGAGCATATCGTGCCTTTGTCTAAAGGCGGAACAAACAGCCGCAAAAACATCCGCATAGAAACGCCAAGCCAAAACAGATCATTTAGCCGAAACTCCGACCATACAGTAAAAGTAAATAAAGCCAAACCTAAACGCAAAAATGGAAATACTAAATAACAAAGCTATAGTAATTACAACAAGAAGACCTAATCTTGTAACTGAGTGTATAAGAAAGAGTGAAATTGTTGAGACCAACGGCGACTTGCATAAGGTTGCCGTACATTGGGGATTGGATGAGGCGCAGGCTTTAAACAAACTTAAGATTAAAAAAGTACCATCCCCAATTCTGCGTGATTACAAGTGGCCCGGTTTACATAAACCAATGAAGCATCAAAAAGATACGGCTAATTTTCTTACGCTAAATCAAAGAGCATTTTGTTTTAACGAACAGGGCACTGGTAAAACCGCAGCAGCTATATGGGCTGCGGACTATCTGATGGAACAAAAGCGTGTGTACCGTGTGCTTATAGTGTGCCCCTTGTCTATCATGCAATCAGCTTGGCAAGCCGATTTGTTTAAGTTTGCAATGCACCGCAAAGTCGGTATTGCCTACGGCGATAGGCATAAACGCAAGGCAGTTATAGATAGTGATGCTGAGTTTGTCATTATTAATTATGATGGCGTAGAAATTGTAGCCGACGATATTGCAAAGCAAAACTTTGATTTGATTATCATTGACGAAGCCAATGCGTATAAGACAGTAACGACCAATCGTTGGAAAACTATGAACCGCATCATAACTCCACGTACATGGTTATGGATGATGACTGGTACGCCGGCATCCCAAAGCCCAACTGATGCTTTCGGGCTAGGTAAACTAATTGTGCCGCAAAATGTACCTAGATTCTTTGGTGCGTTTAGAGATCAAACCATGATTAACATCAGCAAGTTTAAGTGGATGCCAAAACCTGATTCAGACCAAACAGTATTTAACGCTCTTCAACCCGCAATCAGATTTAGAAAAGAAGATTGCTTAGACCTACCGGAGATTACTTATGTTTCTAGGGACGCCCCCCTTACTGCGCAACAGACGAAATACTACAAAACGCTCAGAGACGAGTACCTTATGGCAGCGGACGGCGAAGAAGTTAGCGCTGTTAATGCTGCGGTTAAGATCAATAAACTCCTACAAATTAGCGGAGGGGCTGTCTATTCTGATACCGGTGCTGTCGTTGAGTTCGATGTTAGTAATCGTCTACGTGTTATTGAAGAAGTAATTGAAGAAGCTAGCCATAAAGTGCTTGTCTTTGTACCGTTTACGCACACAATAGAGTTACTAAAAGAACACTTAAAAGGTGCAGGTGTTACATGTGAAGTTATTAACGGTAAAGTTCCAGTAAATAAACGCACTGAAATATTTAAAGCTTTCCAAGAGCAGCCAAGTCCACGAGTGTTAATAATCCAGCCACAAGCCGCAGCCCATGGGATAACTCTTACCGCTGCTAATGTAATAATATGGTACGCCCCAGTGACCTCTATAGAGACTTACTTGCAAGCCAATGCACGCATACATCGTCAAGGACAAAAGAATCCAATGACTGTTGTGCATATTAAGGGTAGTCCCGTAGAGACTAGGTTGTATCAAATGTTGCAAAATAAACTAGAAGTTCACGAAAAAATAATTGACTTGTACAAACAAGAGCTTGATAATAGTTGACAAAGTCAAATTATAGTTATACTATGACTTAACTGGCACAGACCAGCGTTTTTAACCTAAAGGAATTTATATGGAACAAGAAGTCCAAGGCACACCATCCGCTGAAAAACTTGTAGAAGTTTATCTAAAGATACGTGATGCTTCAGAAGATAACTACAGAAGTTATATGGCTAAGAAGGCCGACCTTGAAGAGCAGATGGATGTCGTACAAACAGAACTGCTCGACATACTCAAAAATATTGATGCTACTAGTCTAAGAACCTCGCATGGTTTGGCTAGACGTAGTGTCAAGCAACGCTATACAACCAATGATTGGGAGCGCTTCCATAAGTTTATCTTGGAAAACAATGCTCCTGAGTTACTGGAAAGAAGAATTCAACAAACCAATATGAAGCAGTTTTTGGAGGAGAATCCGGACTTGCATCCCGCCGGTTTAAACGTGGATAGCACATACGCAATTATCGTAACTAGGAGAAAATCATGAGCAACGTCGCTTTGTTTAACCAGCAATTACCTGACTACCTCAAAGAGGTAGAACTTGATGATGTAACCCGTGCCTTAACGGGTGGTGGTACAGGTGTAAAACGTATTGCCCTTGGCAATAATAAGTTTGTACTAAAAGTAAATGGCTCTGAGATTTCTAAGAGCAGCAATGACAAAATGGAAGTCGTTATTGTTAACGCTTCTCCCAACGTATCCCGTACATTTTATGCTAAAGCATGGGACCCCAAAGCCGAAGCTGCCCCACCTGATTGCTGGTCTAATGACGGCGAGCGCCCTGACGCTTCTGTTAAAGAGCCACAAAGTCAGATGTGCATGAACTGCCCTCAAGATATAGCTGGTTCAGGCCCCGGTGCTACTAAAGCATGCCGTAAGAACCGCAGAGTTGCTGTGTCTCTTGCATCGGATTTAAACGGTGATGTATATCAAATGACCCTGCAGTCTAAGTCAATCTTTTATGATTCAAAAAAACCAGGCGATTTAGACCATATGCCGTTCGATCAGTACGTACGTTATGTTGGCTCACAAGGCTACAACTTAAACATGCTTGTTACTGAGATGCGCTTTGACGAAGATTCAACAGTCGGCAAATTGTTCTTCCGTCCAGTACGTTTCCTTGAGAAGCACGAGTGGGAAGTAGCTAAGAAGCAAGGCGAAACCAAGATTGCTAAAGCTGCTATCACAATGACTGTTGCACAAGCCGATGGCATTAAGAAGCTAGAAGCCCCTGCAGCAAAAGTTGATGCTGGAACTGTGGAAGTTGAGGCAACTACAATCCCTGAGCCAACTAAGCGTGTTGATAAGAAAGCTGTTGAATCTGCCCCTAAACGTGACCTCAAAGCTGTAATGGGCGATTGGTCTAATGACGACGCAGCATGAGTCTAAGAGGGTATAGCTTTCGTCTTGTAAAAGCCAACCAAGCCGCGGACCCTAAGCATATTGGGGTTCGGCTTGGGCGGTACTGCATTACCAACGATATTCCGGTAACAGCCATTGCTATGAAGTTAGGCGTAACCCGCATGACTATATACAACTGGTTTACCGGAGTTGGTGTGCCCAACAAAGACAAAGTTAGGAAAATAGAAAAACTACTAACTAAATATAACTAATGGCAATCAGAGACCTATTGGTAGCAGTTTTGCCACCCGAGGGAGAAGGCTGGTATTGTACAGTCGGCTTGCGGCAAGAAGGCAATAAACCACCAAGACAGAACTTCTTTCAGACTTTGGCAGATGTCGAAGCTGAAGTGAACACGCTGGTAGCTGAGAACTATGATGCTTATTTTGCATGTGCTAAGTATGACGACCCAAAGCAAGGACGTATCCAACCGAATGGCAATCTTATTAAAGCTTTTTGGATTGACGTTGACTGTGGACTAGGTAAACCGTATGAAGATCAAGCTGCAGGACTCAGTGCTCTTAAAGAGTTCTGCCGTAAGATCAATGTGCCTTTACCAACCATTGTTAATTCAGGACGTGGTATTCATGCTTATTGGAGATTACAGGAAGTAGTTAATCGTAAAGATTGGAAGCCTGTAGCCGAGCGGTTAAAAGCACTATGCGAAGATCATGGCTTTGCAGCTGACCCGTCACGCACCGCAGATAATGCCTCAATATTGCGGGTACCTGAAACATTTAACTTTAAACAGGATCCACCGCTCCCAGTAGAACTACTAGCTTTATCTAAAGAATTATCGTTTGAGGCTATCAAACAAAACATTGGCGTATTAATTGCGCCTGATTGGATGCCACGTCAGCTTAACGAGATGACTCAAGCATTGCTAGGTAATAAGCAAAGCCGATTTAAAACCATCATGATTAAGACCATGAATGGGCAGGGCTGCACACAGCTTGAAAATATTGCAGTAAATCAAGACACAATTGAAGAACCACTTTGGAGAGCAGGTTTGTCGGTAGCGGCAGCTTGTGTAGATAAAGATGACGCAATCCACAAGATATCTAAAAACCATCCTGAGTATTCACCGGAGATCACGGAGCGTAAGGCTAACCAAACAAAGGGGCCGTATACGTGCCAAACGTTCGAGAAGCTTAATCCTCAGGGGTGTGAAGGCTGCCAGCACAAGGGCAAGATATCGTCGCCGATTCAGCTCGGATCCGAAATCGCTGCTGCAGAAACTAATATCATCGTGGAGAAGACGGAGACTGGTAAAAAAGAAGTTTTCGATATACCAACGTACCCGTTCCCGTATTTTAGGGGGAAGAATGGTGGCGTTTATGTAGAGCACAAAGACGAAGATGGCAACGTAGATGCGTTTAATATTTATGAGCACGACTTATATATTGTTAAGCGGCTACATGATCCGTCTCGTGGCGAGTGTATTTGGCTAAGGTTGCATCTACCTAAAGATGGTTTGCGTGAATTTGCTATGCCCGTAGTTGATGTAATGACTACCGAGAAACTTAAAGAACGGCTCGGCTGGCATGGGGTTGTTGCAAATGCAGATCAAATGAAAAAGATAATGGCGTACATTATTACGTTTACAAAAGAACTTCAACATAGATCAGAGGTAGAAATTATGAGAAATCAGTTTGGTTGGACAGATGACAACTCCAAGTTTATTCTTGGGGATCAAGAAATTTCAGCAAATAAAGTTAGCTATAGCCCACCATCTGCATCCACCGGAGCACTTGCTGAGTTTTTAAAACCAACAGGTAGCTACGACGAGTGGAAAAAAGTTATACAAACGTATAACCAGCCAGGATTTGAACCGCACGCTTTTGCTTTGTTTACTGCATTTGGCGCCCCATTGCTTAAGCATTTGAACCTTAAGGGTGCAATTATTAATCTCATTAACAACACTTCAGGCACCGGCAAGTCTACGATCCTCAAGGCATGCAATAGCGTTTGGGGTCATCCTGAAGAACTAATGATGCAGTGGAAAGACACAATCAACTCTATTGTTCACCGCATGGGTATCCTAAACAACCTACCTGCCACCATAGACGAGATTACTAAGCTTAGTGGGGATGCCTTCTCAGACTTAGCCTATAGCCTGTCACAGGGGCGGGGCAAGAACCGCATGAAACAGCACGACAATGCCGAGCGTATAAACCACACCAAATGGGCAACCATGGCTTTATGCAGCTCAAACGCATCGTTCTACGACAAGCTAGCTTCACTGAAGTCTACGCCTGACGGCGAGTTTATGCGCCTTCTAGAGTACCGGATTGACTTAACAAGCAACTTAACTAAGGAAGAAGCAGACTCAATCTTCGGCAAGCTATACGGTAACTATGGTCATGCGGGTGTTGAGTACGCTAAGTATCTTGTCAGCGATTTGGAAGAGGCTATTGACCTAGTTATGCAGGTGCAACAACGCCTTGACAAAGCATTAGGCTTAACCAGCAGAGAGCGGTTCTGGTCGGCTGTAATTGCTTGTAATATTGCAGGGGGTCTCATTGCCAAAGATTTGAAGATTATTGACTTTGATGTTAAGCGGGTTTACGACTGGATTGTTAAAGAAGTAGAGATCATGCGTAATGAAGTTAAGGCCCCGTTGGCTACGCAAAGCAGTGTAATTAACGAGTTTATTAACGAGCATCGTGCTGCAGTGTTGGTAATTAACAACGAAGCAGACTCTAGGTCTGGTATGGAACAATTGCCTATAGTTGAGCCAAAGTTCAATGACTTGTTTATACGCATCGAGCCGGACACCAAACGACTGTATATAAACTCAAATAAGCTACGTTCATACTGCAGCGAAAAACAGATTACCCTAAAAGAAATTTTGAAGGGTCTTGAAGCCGACAAAGCCTATATAGGACAGACCAAAAAACGCTTATCTAAGGGCACTAAGATTGCGTCGGGTCCAGTATATGTGCACATCTTTGACTTGGGTAGCCACCATTTTGAGGATGCCGAGTCTTATATACAAGCTGCTAAGAGCGTACCTGATGTTGATCCACGGGCTGAGCTTCAGAGTTAATTGGCGTAATTTTGTGGTCGGCTCGTCGTTTTTTATACCGTGCTTAGACCACAACCACGCTTTAGCACAAGTCAAAAGGACTGTAAGACGCCTTAGATTTAAGATAAAAACTCAGATTGTTGTGGAAAAGGGTATCACTGGGTTGCGAGTATGGCGTATTAAGTAGTATCATACAAACGTAGTTAGGGTTTTGACTACATTCCTTTAGGTTCTACTTGATACCCCGCCCACTTGGCGGGGTTTTTTTATCGCTCGCCGTACTCAAGCATTGGTAGCAACTGAGGTATAAGGTTTTTATTAAGCCCCATGCCACCAGTTATATTGGCAAGAGCTCGGTCTTGGTAGCGTTTTTCTATGGAATCGACTAATTTTTCTGGGTCTATTGCAACTCCAGGATTTACTTGGCTAAATTTAACCATCTTGTTTATTACTTTAGCCATCATATCTGCATCGCCGGTGTCTACCGCAATAAAGAAAGCGTTTAGCAAGTCAGTGCGTCTATTCATAATGCTTTCGTTAGCGTTCTTTGTTTGAAACGCAGCTTGTTGTTTTTGGGCAACTCGCTCTGGGGAGAAACCAAGCATCTGAGACAAAGCTTCACGGGCGCTAATATCTTCTACTAAAGTATTGCCCTTAAGAGTCAGTGCCTGTCCTTCAACCATATACCTAGTACCGACCATGACATTCTTAATAGCTGCTGGCATTAACGCTTCCATTGCACGCTCTGTATGTCCATCGTTAAAGCGCTTTAAAGCTTCAGGATAACTAACTAGCAGTGCACCTACAGAGGGGCCTAAAGTATTAATAAACATATTTTGGACGTAATCTACTTCGCTCTGGCTCTTACGCACATCTGGGAACCACATGTCTGGCAAGTTAAGATTCATACGATCGGCAAAGTTCAAACCGGTTGCTTGTGATAGCAAGCCTCTGGATATTGTGTCCCCTGCAAAACCACCAAATGTTCTGTTAGCCCAGTTCTTAAACCAATTATCTGCATCAAATGGCTCGTCGTCTTCACCAAAAGCAGCATGGAAGGCTGACGCCACACCTGAGAAAATAAACCACAAAGGCATACCGGTTACACCAGCAGTTAAGAAAGACATACCCATCATGCCGACAAAAGCGTCTCGTGATTCTTTTTTGAGCTATGCTAGTTCAATCCGTTTCTCTTCAAGTGCTTTGTCAAGCACGTCTTTTGGAGCTGTTTTTAGCTTGTCTCTAATCTTATCGAGTTC